CTAATAGAGTACCTGCTGCTGTGATAACTAATAGACAGGATGATAAGGGATTGAATCCTTATCTTAAGGAACTAAAAGATGCAGGACTTAAGTGGATAATTTTACCTAAGAATCCTGAGCTTAAGGATTATAGAAAAGCTCTTAAACCGTATAAAGATCCTCTTATTACCTTGCATGGTTATTTGAGAATTATACCAAAGGAGATTTGTAAAAAATATAAAAATATTTACAACCTACATCCTGGTCTTATTACAGAATATCCAGAACTTAAAGGTAAAGATCCACAAGTACGCGCTGTACAGCTAGGGCATAAAACCGCTGGTGCTGTAATACATAAAGTGATTCCTGAAGTTGATGAAGGTGAAATCATCGCTTCACACGCTATTAATATACCTGGCTTAAATGAGGAGGAGGTAATTGAACATTTGCATTCCCTTGCTAGCGTTATGTGGTACAACTTTTTTGAAACTTATGAGCATAGATGAAATAGTAAACGCAATTGAAACCCAGTATCCATCGACTTGCGCTGAATTTAAAAAGATTCAGCACGATCACTATCTTACATTTTGTAAGAAACAGTTCGATTATGGACCAGGTAATATCTCCCTTGGTTCGTCGTTGAATACAGCGGAAGAGAGAAAGGCATCGATTTCAGCTATTGTTGTTAGACTTAATGATAAGCTTCAACGATTGATTAATCTTGTCTTGAGAAAGAATAGTCTTGAGTCAGCTAACGAATCTGTCTTTGATGCGTTTCTTGATATTTCAGTTTACAGTATTATTGCTGAGATTGTTAATCGTGGCAAGTGGGCGAAGTAATAGTATAATAGTAATATGATTATTAGTTTCTCAGGTGTTCAAAGCTCAGGTAAGACTACGCTACTAAAGGGTTGTAAGGAGATCTATAGCGACCGGTTTGAGTTTGTAGATGAAGTAACGAGATTAGTAAAGCGGGAGTTTAATGTACCTATTAATGAACAAGGTACAGGTTTGACTCAATGTTTAATTACTAATAAACATATTGAGAATGTATTACGGTATAGAGAGAAGAGTGCGATACTCGATCGTTGTATTCTAGATGGGTTATGTTATACGGGTTATTTACATCTAGAGGGTAGTGTACCTGGATGGGTATTTGATTATACGAAGAATGTTTTTAAGAAACTTATTACACAATATGATGTAATCTTTTATACAGATCCATACGACGTAGCTCTTGTTGATGATGGTGAGAGAAGTACAGATATTGTGTTTAGAGATAAGATGATCGAAACGTTTGAACAGGCTATTATCTCGTATAGTGATTTATTAGAAAATAAACTCGTTCGGCTAAAAGGAACAGTTGAAGAACGAATGGAAGCTATTAAAATAAAACTACAATAATTTATGACAACAAACCTAACTGATATTGCATCCAAAACTCTTGGCTCATCAGCATCATATGCTGTATACACTGAACAGTATGATCCTTCACTACTCAATCCTATGCCTCGAATTCTTGCTCGTGAAGGCTGGGGTATTAAGGGTGATGAGTTTGTAGGGTTCGATACATGGCATTGTCATGAAGCTACATTTCTTTTGAATAACGGTGTACCTATTGCAGGTACTGTTAAGTTTGTTTATTCATCTGATTCTGAGTTTATGGTTGAGTCTAAGTCAGCTAAGCTTTATATGAATTCATTTGATATGTGTAAGATGGGTGATACCGTTGATGAGGCTATTGCTAACTATGAGAAACAGATTGCTCTAGATCTCACTAATGCAATTGGTAAAGATGTTAAAGTTATGTTCTTTAAATCTGGTTCATCGGGCCTCTTTCCTCTTAATAATTATATTGATCTATACGATATTGTAAATAAAACGTCAAATGTAGAGATAACTGATTATGATGCTAAGGAGAATCATCTCAAATTTATTGAACGGGTTAATAGCGGTACACTTACCGATAACAAGTATTTTACTAACGCATTAAGATCACGTTGTCGTCATACTAAGCAGAAGGATACCGGTGCTGCTTATATTAATATTATTACTAAAGGTACCACTGTTGACCCTGTATCGCTTTTTAAGCAGATTGTATCATTGCGTGAAGTTAACGAATTCCATGAGTTCTGCGCTGAAAAGCTTCTTACTAGTATTATGGAGCATAAAGAAGTTGTTGATTGCGTTGTAACACTTCTTTATTCACGCCGTGGTTCGTTAGATATTAACCCGTCTCGTGCTACCAATCGTCATCTTCTTCCAGTATTGCTTAGTGATACAAACGCTTATACCGAAAAAGCAATGGGTCAATAGTTTAGTTCGTTAGTTGTTGTTACAAAAAAAAAGCCTCGACTATGTCGAGGCTTTTTAAATTTATTTATATAGATATTAACCGAGGTATGATACGAGTCTTGAATTGCCGAATGTTGTACGGACTTGATGATTAACATCAGGGCTACCTGTAAGATAGAAGAAATTGTCAAGGTTTGATGTCTTTGTAGGATCAAGGACAATTGTCGATGCGTTTGAAGAAAGACTAATAACAGTATTCCATAAGCTACTTGCAACACCAGCAGCAGGTGGCCAATAAACAGTGAAAGTACTACTAACAGCACTCTTATATGTTGAACCGGGTTGAATCTGTCCGGGCCAGACTTGTGGTGTCGTTAATACTGAAGGTGAACTAAGGGTAAGGTTAATACTTGTATTACCAGCGGTAGCGCTAAGACCTGTACCTGTACTATCAGGATCAGTATTAATTGTAAGTTTTGCAACTAAGTCGCTGTACTTTGCACCAAGTGTTGTATTTGCTGCACTGAGTACAAGAACCACATCTACGCCTGCGTTAGCGACAAAGCCAATAGGTGTACCGGAAAGAATTGGAGTAACTGTTAAAGCTGTTTCGTATGCCATATACTATTATTTATTCATCATGACATCTTTTTTTATAACATTATAAAAGGGAAAACCCGGTCTTTCGACCGGGTTTTCTTTATTGATCTTTTGCGGATCGTTATACTTCTTAGAAGTAAACAGACTGAGTAGCCGGTGTGAAGGCAGTACTGAGACCCTGGAGAACGATAACGTGATAATAAAGGTTTGCACCAAAGATATTATCAACGACACCGTAACGGGTGAGTAAGCCAACACGGGGACTGAAGTCGTTAGGACCGATAGTACGCTGAACCATAACAGGGATGTATGGGCAGTAGATGATACCGGTGTCGTAGAATTCAGGTCCCTTGTAACCGAGAAGCGCGTAGTCAAGGCGAGTTGAGCGAGTTGAGGCGGATGCACCACCGGTTGCACCGGGGAAACCACCTTTACCGCCGAAGTTACCTCCAGCGTTTGCTTCGAACTGAGCCTCTGTACGTGTATCACGATAAACATTGAAGCGACCAGCTAAGGAGCCTACTTTTGCAACACCGACGGGCTGTGTATTGACAGAGCCTTGAACGGGTACCCACTGGAATTCAGGGAGCATTTCAAGGATCGCGCAAACGCGAGGTGTACCAACAACGAAGTTGGCGGAACCACGGCGGTTACGGACGGCAATACGATTAGCCTCAACGATGAGTCTCTGATAGAAGTCACGATTACGCTCAACGAGCCAGCGACCATCGGCTGAAGCAGGATTCCAGATGGAGTACCCAACGCCGTAACCGGCATTGAGAGCTGTCTGGATCATACGAATGATCATTTCACGGTCGATTTCGGCCTGAAGCTCATACGACATAGCGTTAGTGAGCTCAGTATCGATATCGATACCGTTCATGTTCTTAAGATCCTGTTCAAGTTCAACGGACCAGCGAGCTGCAAGACGGCGGGTACCGGCTTCAACTGCTGTCTTTTCAAACGAAACGACGATCTGAGGAATATTGCTGGACAACTCAAACTGGCTGAGAAGTGCGGCAACACCCTGATCTTCAGGAACGAATGTAAAGGCTGAACCTGCGCCGAGACCGGAGAGAGCTGAAGAGCTAGCACCGGTGAAGGCTGTGTTGAGGTACTGATAACCTAATTCAGGGTTACCGGAGAGAGTGGATACACCAGTGGTGG